CGGCAAAAGGTCCCTCAAAAGCGAGATTCGCTCTTGAGGATCCCTTTCCGATTGGTAACGTCGAAGTCCCCCGGATGTACCGAGAAACTTTCTCCGTCGTCTGTGGGCTGTGGTGTCAGCGGAACCAATTTTGGTTGGATGAAGGATAGAGGACTCGTAAGATGGTGGAAGAGAGTCCCAAAGGGAGGTAGAAGAAGGATCTACCAACTTTGGGAATCCCTTACAGTACTTTATGAGATCCTCTATCCTGGCATCACGACCGGTTTACCGTGGAACCCGGAAAATAACGAGATTCTTCTCGCTATATTCAAGGTTCAACGGTGGATTATCACGTCGGCTAGGCGGGGAGGGATTGAGCGTGTACTCAAGGGCGTAAAAGCCCTTGGGTCATATGCTCGATACCTCTCTGTCCAGTCGGTCGAGGCTCCTCCAGAACTTCCAGGGGACCTCTTAGGTTTCAATTCAGTAAAGAGAACTCTCAATCTCTCCCGTTGGTTTCCCCACGTGGAGCTGACTGAGAGGGCTCTCTATCAGATATCTGAAATTAAGAGGTCCCTTCCTGTTCCCACAAAGGAGGGAACTCTAGATAGTCTTCGAGATTTCTTCGATAGGGTTAAGACCCCATTTGAAGTACCTGAAGGTGCTGTCCAGAGCGCCCGCCATTGGCATGGAACTTGGTTGGAAGCTATGGAGAAGAGTCGACTACGATGTAAAGGTAGAGACCCTGAAGATAATTGCCACACAAACCTTAATCGATCCTCCTCGCTTCTTTATTCTAAAGAGGCAGGAGGTCATCAAGGTGAGTTGGGCGATAACTTCAGAGTCTGGCTCATGTCGGCCCAACTTCTGAATAGTACTGATTACTTTCCAGAAGGTGAAGAAGTAACCTATCCTTTTAGTCCCATAGAGGATAACTCTATGGCTTTAAGGAATTACATCTTCGGTTGGGCAGTGGATGAGGGTCTCCTAGAAACCCCTTGGGGTAATGTGTTCTGGGCAGGAATGCCTAAACACATCACCTTAGAGGATCTCTGGGAGAACCTCGTCTACACTGACAAGTTGATTCACTCCCGTGTAGTTCCTATAGAGGAAAGAGGACTGAAGACGCGTGTGGTAAGTTCAACTACCACTGCGACTACTCTCCTCCTCCACTACTGTAGGACCTACATGCAGGAGCTTTCAACTTATGATCCTGATATCATTACATTGTATCGTGAAAATCCTTTTCATGGGTTCGGGTTCTATCAGAGACGCATGCGAGATTCCCTAGGGAAAGGAAGAAAATTCCCCCCTTGGGTGATCTCACTTGATCTCTCTGCAGCTACGGATACCTTTTCATTAGGAATTCTAAGAGCTTTTACAAGCTCTTGGAGTGATTTCCTCTCGAAAAGGTCTCCCTGGCTGAGAACCTTACCCACGATCATGACCGGTCGGATGCTTTTTATCCAAACCAAGGGGAACTCCTCCTCCCAGAAAGCCCTAGAGGATCCTATTCGTACTCACGAAGGACTCCGAGGCTCTCCTATGGGGCAACCGGGCAACTGGATCT